ATTCGCGCAGGCGTGGTCAATTATAACAAAGGGAGTATTGAATTTGAAAACGGATCTAGAATTGTTTCAGCCACTACTACTGGCAATACCGGTCGTGGTATGTCCATATCCTTACTTTATTGCGATGAGTTTGCGTTTGTTCAACCCAATATTGCAACTGAATTTTGGACCTCAATTTCACCAACCTTGGCAACAGGTGGACGGGCAATCATTACGTCAACTCCAAACAGTGACGAAGATGAATTTGCAATAATCTGGAAAGAGTCACAAGATAAGTTTGACGAGTATGGTAATGAAAAAGACAATGGTACAGGACGCAATGGATTCCACGGATTTAGAGCTGAATGGCATGAACACCCGGATCGTGACGAAGAGTGGAAACGAGTTGAGATGGGACGCATTGGCGAAGAACGTTTCCGCCGTGAGTACGGTTGCGAATTTTTAGTTTATGATGAAACACTAATTAACAGTCTCAAACTGATTGATATGGTAGGGCGTGAACCCGCATTTAAGATGGGGCAAGTGCGCTGGTGGCGTAAACCTGAAAAGGACCGAGTATATCTTGTAGCATTGGATCCCAGCTTGGGAACGGGCGGAGACTATGGTGCTATTGAAGTATTTCAAATGCCTGAAATGATACAGATAGCCGAATGGCAACATAATATAACACCCATACAACAGCAAGTTAAAATACTCCGTGATATATTAAAATACATTAGCGATGAAGTGGGCAGTGAAAATTATAATCAAATCTACTGGAGTGTGGAAAATAACACCATTGGAGAAAGTGCCCTAGTAGTTATTACTAACTTAGGGGAAGAAACATTCCCTGGAATTTTCATGAGTGAGCCCGTTAGAAAAGGACACGTTAAAAAATTCCGTAAAGGATTTAATACTACGCACGGCACAAAAATCAGCACATGCGCCAAGGTAAAATTCCTCATAGAAGAGGAAAAATGCGTGTTAAACAGCCGCCCATTGATTAGCGAACTTAAAACATATATTGCCGCTGGAACTACATTCAAAGCCAAAGAAGGGCAACATGACGATCTAGTAGCCGCACTATTGCTAATAGTACGCATGAGTCAAGTGTTAGCAGAATGGGATCCTGCGGTATTTGAACACATAAGAGTGACCAGCGATTGGGTCACAGACGAAGAATGGGAACCGCCTTTGCCCATATTCATATCGTCGGGCTTCGGATAAATATAACATGAACACAAACTTAGATAAAATTGCATTAGATCTATACGGAAAAATTCAAACACGTTTTCACGATATTAAAATCGGTGATGAAAATGCTGAAGTTTTAAGTAAAAAATCCGATATTCCCCAAGCTCGTTTTTTTGAGTTTGAGTACAAAGAAAACGGCGAAAGTTTAGGCACAGTAGCCATTACCTTAGATGAAGATGATGGTATTGTAGTACAACTAAGCGGCGAGCTAGCTGATAGCAAACACGATGGCGCATTTAAATTTATACGTGGGTTTAGACAATTTGCCAAAGATCGCTTGTTAAAATTTGATGTACAAAATATCGGCAAAAGTAACTTAGATAAAAGAGATTATCACTTTCAATCAAAACCCAAGGAACACGAACCCATGGAACCCATAATGGAAAACAAATTATATGGCACGGCTCGTATGAGCTATCAAGATTTAGGCGAAGCGAAAATTATTATTAAACATAATCAGCCTATCAACTTAGATCTTGCCGCTGGACGCACAATGCACATTGAAGGCATTTGGGTGGAAAACGCCGACGGCGAACGTTTTAAATATCCAGTTAAGCATCTAAATGGTGCTAGAGCATTGGCAGAACATTTAAAACATGGTGGTTATCCTTGGGACAGCATTGGCAAGCACATTACTGGGTTGAGCGAAGAGCTGGCACAACTGCGCAAGTTTAAAGGTTATGTTGGTCGTAACGAAGCATTGTCAGAAGCCATGGGAGACATTACCAATAAAGTAATGGAACGTATCGAACAAGTTAAAAAAGAAGTAGCAGGACTACAACGTCCAGCATACTATCAAGCATTTGCCGAATCATTCGAAGATCGTGAAGAGCGCATGATTCCCGAAGACATCATGAGTGATTGGATTGACCGTTTGACTATCCGCACATTCAACGAAGAATTAAAAACAGCATTTCCATATATTTTCCGACTGGTGGACGAAAGTGAAATCCCAGTCAAAGAAATGGCACCCGAAGATATGATTGCTGAACTAAGCAAAGATACACTAAAGAGTTATTTCGGTAAAGCTGGATCTCAAATTTCTAAAGCAAAAACTCGTCAAGCCCGCGGTTGGCAAATGGCACATCAAGGTGATCAAAACGATTATGATAATGCCCAAGATAACAGTGATAAGCAACAACAAATTATTGATAAACGCAAAGCAGGAATGAAAACTGCTCATAAGAAATATAATGATCAAGCAGACGAATCCTATGATCCATTAGCGGCATTTGAAAGTTTCATGGATAACATCATAAGTGAAGATGAAGATGCTGAAAACACACTGTTCAGTCCTAATAAATCTACACAGCAACAGGCTATTGAAAAGTTGAATCAAATTCTATCAACAGAATTAAAAGGTGGACCATCAGGCATTAATATCATTGACAGTCTAAAAGGCATAATCGATGATCCTGAATTTGTTGATCAGATGAAAGATTTAAATCCAGATTTAGACGCACGTAGCGCAATAGAACAATCATTACAAGCAATGGCAGAAAATAATCCTGAACTTGCACGTATACTTCCACAAATAGATTTTGAAGGTGAAGGCGGAGAAATTGGCGGAACGGATTTACCTGAGCCACCAGCAGGAGCAGAAGCACCACCCGAAGAAGCTCCTGCTTCAGCAGTTCCTCCAGTGCCAGCTACTACGGCTCCGGCACCAACAGCGGACCAACCGGCACCAACAATGGCAGAAAATAGTGAAGAAGAACCTCCATTCGATCCTCCATATAGAAAAGCCAAAGGCACAGTCACAGACAAGAGTGGTGCTAAACACACTGGGCACAGCCAAGCAAAACATCTAGCACATGCTGGATTGATTAAAGCTATCCACAATGCCAAAAAAGCCGGAGCCGGATTAGATACAACTTTAGATTTTGGCCATAAAGAAATGACTTTACACGATTGCATTGAAGAATGTGGCATGAGTCCCGAAGACTTTGGATTTGAAATAGGTAACGAAGATAGCGGTGTGGAGCAGATGCTTAAAAGCATTGCGGGTTTTTGGAATCACCAAGAAAAGAATTTTACCATCGGCGGAACTCGTGCTAAAACTAAAATAGTTAAAGACTTTAAAGAAGGTGAATTTCCCAATGCATCGGAACAGGATTTACAAAAAGTTTTACAACTGATCGATAAAATGGATCCTAGCGGAAATGAACATAATCAGATTATGCGTCTAGCAGGAGTGGGCCATGAGCATACTGTAGACGAAGGTCCAGAAGAAGATTTTGCTTCGATGATGCAACAATTCCAACAAGACCACGATGGTATGGATACAGGTGCTATGTTAGACAAATGGCAACAAGAACATCCAGGTGGCACTGTAACACACTCTAATACTAGTAGTGGTACTATCGATGGCAAATCAGCTAGTTACGATGACGCTATTGCCAAAATGAAAAATATGAAATTAAAATTTGGCGATCAAGAAATTGATCCCAGCAACCCACAGGCAATGAAAGGGCAAATTGGCAATATGATGAAAGGTATGATGGGCAAGGCACAAAGTCAAATGCCTAATCAAAATATACAAATGCCAGGTGGTGGCGCACAAATGAATCCCCAAGAGTTCATGAAGAACATCATGGGTAAAATTAATTTTGGAAATTAAATCATGAAAAAGATCTCAGAAACTGAATTGAAAAATAAAGTAGAATCGCTGCGTCAAACAATCAGCGAAGTATGGTATAATCCTGCTACTTGGAGCGCAGCAGGCGGCGGAAATACCGGTGGAGGTGCGGCAACTGGAAATCCTCATCTAGCGGCACAAGGTAAACGAGCTGGCGCCACACAACAAGGCACTAAACCAGCAGCCCCAGCTAAAGTAGCATACGATACTAATTTTCCCGAAGCAACAGCTAAAGAGCTACAGACCAAATTAAATGCGGCTGGCGAAAAATTAACTGTTGATGGTAAAATGGGTCCTGCGACTCGTGCGGCTATGGCACGTCATCCAGAAATTACAACGCAACCAGCGGCAGCTCAAGCAGTTGGCGCAGATATTAATTCAGCCGACAACACACCAGCGGCTCCGGCACCAGCTCCAGCTCCAGCGGCACCTACAGGTAGTGCGGCTTTAAATCCAAATGCACCCGGAGCAAATGCGGCAACAACTATTCCAAGTGGCGGATTAGAAAACCAAGCCAATCAAGCGCAAGCTCCGGCGGCACCTGCTACAGCTCCGGCGGCACCTGCTACAGCGGCTGGTCCAGCACCAGGAACAGTGGGTACCGGTTCAGGCGGTCAATTAGTCGATGGAAGTGGCAAACCAGTACAACAAGGTTCGACGCAACAACCAGCACAAGTTGGTGAAAGCACTATGTATGACGATTTGAAAAGAATCGTTAGTTTAGTACATTACAGATAATCGAGTAAAATACTCACATTTTAAGCAAGATTTCTCTTGCTCTGCTAAATAAAAGCGTATACAATAACATGTATGCGCTTTTGTTTTATGTAGATCATAAAACAATATTAGGCAAATAAAAAGCACATAAAGGCTAACAATAGGAGAATATTATGGCAACTTTAGCTGAAATTAGAGCAAAACTAAAAGCATCTGAACAAAAAGGTTCAGGAGAACGTACAGGCGGAGATAAATCAATTTATCCCTTCTGGAACTTAAAAGAAGGCGGCGAATCTACACTTAGATTCTTACCAGATGGTAACGCCGATAACACTTTTTTCTGGGTAGAACGTGCAATGATCAAATTGCCATTCAGCGGAATCAAAGGTGAATCAGAAAGCAAAAACATCACAGTACAAGTACCCTGCGTTGAAATGTATGGAGATACTTGCCCAATTTTGGCAGAAGTACGTGCATGGTTTAAAGACCCAGCATTAGAAGACATGGGTCGTAAATACTGGAAGAAACGTAGTTATATTTTCCAAGGGTTTGTTGTAGAAGACGGCCTTGGCGAGCAGGCCAGTGACATTCCAGAAAATCCAATCCGTAGATTTATTATCGGTCCACAAATTTTCCAATCAATTCGTTCGGCACTAGTTGATCCAGAATTAGAAGATTTGCCAACAGACTTTGTACATGGGTTAGACTATCGTATGAAGAAAACATCAAAAGGCGGTTATGCTGACTACTCAACTTCAAGTTGGGCTCGTCGAGAGCGTCCATTAAGCGATGCTGAAACTGCGGCAAAAGACCAATTTGGATTATTTAACTTGAGTGACTTCTTGCCCAAGAAGCCAGGCGAAGTTGAATTAAAGGTCATGAAAGAAATGTTCGAAGCAAGTGTCGACGGCGAACCGTATGACATGGAACGTTGGGGCCAATATTTCAAACCAGCAGGTATGAGCCAAGCAACTGGCGATCCCAAAGCTACTCCTAAAGCAACACCTGCTCCTGCGCCAGTAGCAAGTGATGACTACGATGACGAACCAGCACCAGTAGCCAAGTCTACTCCTGCTCCAGCACCAAAAGCTGAGGCAAGTGCAGGTGGCGATAGTCGTGCCCAAGACATCTTGGCAATGATCCGTAATCGTCAAAAAGCGTAAATTAAAACACGGCTCCCGGTTCTGTTCCTATAAGGTCCCCCGGGAGTTTTCTATTTAGGAGAATTATATGGCCACAAAGGCATTCGATTTATCGAAATTTAGAAAAACCTTGACTAAAAGTATTGATGGTCTAGGTGTAGGATTTAATGATCCTACAGATTGGATTAGTACAGGCAACTATACGCTTAACTATCTAATCAGCGGCGATTTCCACAAAGGAGTTCCGCTAGGCAAAGTTACTGTGTTTGCCGGAGAATCTGGTGCAGGTAAAAGTTTTATCTGTTCAGGCAATCTAGTTCGTAACGCACAACAACAAGGCATCTATGTTATCCTAGTCGATACAGAAAATGCTCTAGATGAAAAATGGCTACACGATTTAGGTGTAGACACTAGCGAAGATAAACTGCTCAAACTCAATATGGCCATGATCGATGATGTGGCAAAAACTATTCATGAGTTCATGAAAGAGTATAAAGAAATGACCGAGCGTCCTAAAGTCTTATTTGTCATAGACTCATTGGGTATGTTGCTTACCCCTACCGATATCAATCAGTTTGAAGCGGGAGACTTGAAAGGCGATATGGGTCGTAAACCCAAGGCATTAACAGCACTAGTTCGTAATTGTGTAAACATGTTTGGCAACTACAATGTAGGCATGGTTTGTACAAATCATACATACGCAAGTCAAGACATGTTTGATCCGGATGACAAAATTAGTGGTGGACAGGGCTTTGTCTATGCAAGCAGTATTGTTGTCGCTATGAAAAAGCTCAAGTTAAAAGAGGATGAAGACGGCAACAAGGTATCCGATGTAATGGGCATTCGTGCGGCATGCAAGATTATGAAGACTCGTTATAGCAAACCTTTCGAAACTGTACAAATTAAGATTCCTTATGAAACTGGCATGAATCCGTACAGTGGTATGGTAGATATGTGCGAGAAAGCTGGCATACTTGTACAAGAAGGTAATAGACTCAAGTGGGTCGATCCTGAGACTGGTGAGGAATTCAAGTTCTACCGAAAAGAATGGAAAGATGATAAATTAGATATGATAATGAATAAATTTCATATCAAAACAACAACTACTACCATTCCTGAGGAGACAGAAGAACATGTTGAATGAAACACAAGTAGGCGATATTTGGTTAAACTTTGTTGAATATATTGATAAAAAACAACTAGAGACAGTGGCAGAACGCTATGTGGATATGTTGGCAGACTTCGGTGTACCTGATAAAGTATTTAAAGAAGCGATAGGTGTAGACGAAATACTGGATCAAGCAATCGGATATTATCTTAACGATGACGAAGAAAGCTATCAAGAAGAAGATGACGATTACGGCGAATTGGAGTTTTAATGGGTTGGTATTCCGACGTTAGCAGAGATATTTCTAAAATTCCCGATGCTGTTGATTATTTTAACCAAGAGTTAGCAGATGCGGCAAAGGAATGTAAAATTTCCGGAAATGTAGAACGTGCTGCGGCCGCAATGCCCGGCATGGTTGAACATAGATTTGGTCAGTTACAAGAAATTGAAGCTATATTAGAATATCTTAACATTGAGCTTCGCCGATTAAAAAGTCAGCACTTTCGAAAGTACTTGGAGAACTATCAACGTGCTCTAAGTAGTCAGGATTGTCATCGCTATGTAGAAGGAGAAGCAGATGTAGTTGACTTTGAAAAAATTATCAATGAATTTGCTTTACTTCGTAACAAGTGGTTGGGTATTACCAAAGCACTTGATCAAAAACAATGGCAAATCACAAACATTGTAAAATTGCGTGTTGCAGGAATGGAAGACGCAACTATATAATCAATTAGCCCAAAAGGTAAAGCCTAGGCCTTAAATAATATTGAGGCCTATTTTTTTCTAAATGGTTGTATTATTGAAAAACTTAGTGTATACTAACATATATGATAACAGTAGACAATCTATTATTACAAATTGTAAATTTTACTTCGCCCGCTATCGAAGAAATAATACCTATCAAAGATAGTAAAGTATTACGTAGTCTTGCCACCAGTGTAACTAGTCCTGTTTTTATAACTGAAAATCAAAGTCGACTATTAATTAAAATTCTCCGGGAAAACTGCAAAAAAATCACGAATTTCAGCGATGAAATAAACACCGCATTATCGACACCAGTGTGGTCTAAAAATTTTAGATACATAGAACAGGTAAAGAAATTGTATATTTCAAAGAACGATGATCAAGATTTACAACTGTTTATAGAAATTACATTTAACTCGGAAATTCGCAAGATTTTACTAAAT